GTAGTAATATAAACTTTCAGTATAAATATACTTACCATGCAATTTAAACTATTAGTCGAGAAACCAGACCTACATGAGTTTGAGTACATTTTAGAGGAGAAGAATGATAAGAGTGACAGTAAATTGTTTGTACATGGCCCGTACATGCAATTTGGAGAGAAGAACCGGAACGGTCGTGTATATTCTGAACAAGAAATGATCAACGAAGTGACTAGATATACCAACGAGATGATCAAACAGAAGAGAGCATTAGGTGAGTTGAATCACCCCACCAGTGCAGAAGTGAATCCTGAAAAAGCATGCCACATGGTCACCGAACTCAAACAAAACGGTAATGTGTTTTATGGTAAATCTCAAGTGCTCAGCACACCCATGGGCGGTTTGATGAGAAGCTTGATAATGGATGGAGTCAAATTGGGCATGAGTAGCCGAGCGTTGGGCCAACTAGAGGAACGTGATGATGCCAATCATGTGAAGGACATGAGACTCATCGCGGTTGATTGTGTGGCTGATCCTAGTTTTCCAAAAGCATTTGTGAATGGTATATTGGAGAGTAAATCATATGTACTGGCACAAGATGGTAGTTTTAGCGAAGCATATGACGATATTGAAAATAATATCACAAACCTTCCCCGGAAAGACGTAGATAATTACTTAAAAGAACAAATCTGCCAGTTTTTACAAAAAATTAACCGTGTCTTAACATAAATAATTAGTAACGTATGAAGACCCCTAACAAAGAACGTGAAGCCATTACCAACTTCATAAAAAACATCGGCGCGAAAGACTTCGCCAGTGCCAATGAGGCACTCAAACAAGTATTGCATGAGAAACTAAAAAACCGTATCCGCAAGGTGTCGACCAAACCACTTTTTTAAAATGACCACGAAAAACAACGACTTCCAGGAATTACTCAAAGAGGTGACCAAAGACATCCTCAGCGAAGAGAGCTTGAATCAAATACAAGAGGCGTTCGACGCCGCTGTTTCTGAACGTGTAGATTTGCATGTTGAAAAGGCACTTGTTGAACAAGACGACAATCATGCAGGTAAATTGACACAATTGTTAGAAGCAATTGATAATGACCATACAGCCAAGCTAGAAAAACTAGTCGAAGCCATTGATACTAATCATGCTCAAAAATTACAAGTTATAGTCAATCGTTACAAGAAGTCGTTGAACGAAGAAGCTGTACATTTAAAGGAGAGTCTAGTAGATAATATCAGCAACTATTTAGAATTATATGTTGACAAAGCAGTTCCAGCTCAACAAATAGCAGAAGCAGTAAACAACAAACGCGCCAAGAGCGTGTTGAAGGAGCTCCGCCAAGTGTTAGCAGTTGATGGTATGTTGGCCAAAGACACGGTCCGTGACGCTATACAAGATGGTAAACGCCAGATTGATGAATCCAGCTCACAATTGGATCAGATTCGAACAGCTAATAAACAATTGAAAGAAAACCTAGAACGAGCTCAATCTGAACTAGTGCTGGAACGTAAGACAGTGGATCTTCCAGAACAGAAAAAGAAATATGTAACACGGGTGTTGACCGGAAAGTCTGCAGAGTTCATTTTAGAGAATTTTGATTATACTGTGGCATTATTTGATAAAGAAGATTCTTCTCAACGTGCCACGTTGAAGAGCGAAGCACAAACCCAACGCAAGAGAGAGCGTAAAAATGTAGATGTGATTGTTGAACAGAAAGAACAACCTGTTCAAGACAACACAGCCAGCAATTTAGATTCAACCGAGACTCCTGAGATGTTTGACACATACATGGGAGAGCTTGGTAAATATTAATTTTAGACATGAGGTAGCAATACTGTATACCTGAGTAAAACAAAGAGGAAAAAAAGATATGAAACAAATCAAACCAACACAAGCGTATATTGATGAAAGTCGCGCCAAGGTCCTGCTCGAGAAGTGGGGCCCTGTATTGAACTATCACAGTGCAAATGTTAATCCGATTGAAGATGATCATACTCGTCTCAACACAGCCATGCTTTTGGAAAACCAAGAGTCCTGGTGCGTGAATGAAGCGAACGTCAGTGCGTCTGGCGGTTCTTTTGGTGGAAATGCACAAATCGGAGCACACGGCGGAGCCGCGCCCGGTGGAAGCGATTACTACCAACAAGGAGATGCTCGTCTACCCAAGATTCTTATTCCCATGATTCGTCGTACGTTTCCCGAGTTGCTTACAAACGAACTTGTCGGTGTTCAGCCCATGAGCGGTCCTGTTGGACTAGCTTTTGCGCTTCGCTACAAGTACGGTAACCAACATTTAGGTGAGCAAAATTCCAACGGTAAAGACGGTTCGCTATCAGCCAATGCAGGAGCAGTGTCTCCTTATTCAGAGGCTCATAGCAGCGTCAATAATCCTGGAGCTAACCAACCTGGAAACAACACCAAAGGCGAGCTTGGATATCAATACCTCGACACCCGTTTCACTGGAGCCAGTACCGGTGCCTTAGGCACAGGTCTTGGAGCATCTACCAGTGGTGACTTCGGCCTTGATGCCGGAGGTGGTGCAGTCTCCTATTCAGCACTAGCTGCTGATCAAGGTGTCGCTGCGCTATTGGGACAGTTCGAGCTTGGTAGTAAGATTCCAACCATTGAAGTTAGCTTCGAAAAGACAGCTGTTGAAGCTGGTACTCGTAGGTTAGCTGCTAATTGGAGTGTTGAATTAGAACAAGATCTGAAAAACATGAACGGTATCGATATTGATACGGAACTCACCAATGCGATGAGTTACGAGCTTCAAGCCGAGATCGATCGTGAGATGATTGTTCGCATGATTCAAACCGCACTTCAAGGTGGTAAGGGTTCTGGATACAGCGCCTGGTTTGCCGAGTCTGCTGACGGCCGATGGATGGCCGAACGTAACCGAGATTTATATGCAAAACTCATTGTTGAAGCTAATCGTATTGCTATCCGTAACCGTCGTGGTGCTGCAAACTTTATTGTTTGTACTCCCGCTGTTTGCGCGATACTCGAGATGCTTCCTGAATTCTCCTGGATGCCAGTCAATGGCAGCGTCAACACACAGCCTGTTGGAGTTGCTAAGGTAGGTAACCTTGGAGGTAGATTCAACGTCTATCGTGACACCCGCACCGAAGCGCAAGCTGAGCAAGGGTTACGCACTAGTCGTACAGAGTATGCATTGTTAGGATAAAGGACCTGAGTTCTATGACACAGGTATCATTTATTGCCCATACATTCCGGTGATGGTTCAGCGTACCATTGGTCCCAATGATTTTAGTCCTCGTGTTGGATTGCTTACGCGTTACGGAGTTGTGGATAACATCTTCGGTGCTGAGCTTTACTATCACGTGGTGCTTGTCGGTGGATTAAAGGGTGGCTTGTCAAACGGACATCTGTAAGGTTCTAGACCAACCAGAGCGTTGAAATGATATACACGCTCTAACAAATTTAAACACCGGC